ACACGATCGTGGAAGCTGATCAAGAGATCCAAAGTCTGGAAGAAATTGCTCGGGAGGTTTGGTACAGCCAGATATTCAATTCTGGCATTAGGCCGGGTAGGCATCAACACCAATCCTGGCTTGTTGTTGATCATCTGTTTCGTAATGCCTGCACCTTTTTCGACAATCAATGTAGGGAATAGTGCTCTATTGCAGTAAGATGCTATCCGAGATACAATCTCGTTGATCTTTTTGTTAAGGTCCCCAGTCTGCTCTCCAGCGGAGAAGCCCCAATTAGATGTAGTATCCTCATACGAGTTAGCCTTATAAAATGGTCGTCGCCCCCAGGCAAAGGATTTTCTGACTATATCTTCATCCAGCTCAAGATTGAGGTTTGGGTTGGGCATATCATTCAGGAGTACATTGCGATTGCAAATAGTTATTACTCTCACACCGTCAGGGTATAAGGGTATACCATCTACCGTCGTGTTGTCTCTAACCCAACACTCTATCACCAGAGCATCGCCGCTCTGGCTCCCTCTTGGGTCCATATTGTTTCGTGTCTGATCTAAAACAACACCGACACCCGAATCTGTCAATACGTTATTAGGCCTCACATCCTCTCTATCTTCTCGACCCAGGATCTGCTTTACATTCTCGGCGGAGATATCCTCGACACCGTAAGTGCTCTCTATCTGATAGACGGGGACGGAGAACGCATGGATCTCATACGGAATATCTCCCTGGTCCTCATAGTAGCCTGGAGCCGGGAAGTAAGAATATGGGTCCATAATCACAGGTATGAAGCGTTTCTTCTTGGAGTCCCACACTGCCTTCTCTACCGTGATACCGTATGTCTCGTTGTTCAGAGATGAGATGGCCAGCTTGGCCTGCTGCTCGGTCTCATTCCACCACTTCTTCATCTTAAGTGTCAGCATGTCATCGACCTGGTCGTTATTGCCGTCCAGATCTATCACCTGCGCTACCGGGTTTTTGGCTGTGATGTTGGCTACGGTGCGTTGCACGTTGGCGAAAAAGAGGTTGATCGTGATCTTATCTGGGTTGCCTCGGGCCTTCTCGCCCCAGTGATTCCCTCGCAGAAGTTTGTAGTTTGACTTCCACCGATCCATCAGGCCAAGGCGCTCCTTCTCGGAATATGATTCTTCAAATAGATCCCACACCCAGTCTGCAAGCTCCGGATGGTCGGCTGGTGGCGGGCTGGATAGTGTGTAATCTGAAATATCTTTCATTAGGTTTTAAACCTCCCATTTGGTGCCAAGGCAGATCCACAGTCCGGACACACCAGGCACCCATAGCCCATAGTAGGGTCCAGAGGCGGGGCATCCCAGCCCCAACCCAGCCAGGGCTCTTTCAGCCGCAACATGGCTGGGTTGGCGTCCTTGTCGGAATCAAACGAACTGGTGGTCTCGTGAAAGCACTGACCACATCCTGGGCATGTTATGTCTTGAGGGTTGAAGGGTTCACCGGTATTAGGTTCAGGGAAGGAGGTGTCCTGTGCCTCTTTAATTCCAATAAACCCTCCAAAACCATCCTCAACTACTATAAAACCTGGGCAGGCCTCAACAGCTGCCTGCGCATGGCGTTCTAATTTAAACGGTTCGCCTCTCGACGATAAAATAGTCTTGATCATTTCTTAGCCATCCTCTCAGCAAACTGGTTGATAAATGCGTTGTTCGCCTTTGTTGTGGCCTCTGGAAGCTCTGGGTTTGAGTCGTCTACCCTGTCAAAATCATCGTCTATATTGAAGGACGCTCCCTGACGTTCTCGGGAAAACATCGAGTCATAGGGATCACGCTTAGTCCGATAAACCAGCCAGCCGCCCAGCGCTACGCCGGAGAGTGTGGAGATCCAACCAGCCAAAAATGTTAAAAGTGTTTCCATTAGTCTCCTCTCAATCTATATTAAACACTGTGCCCTGGCCAGTTACATCCTCAAGCCAGGGCTGTTCAATTTGCAGTGAGTGTATCATACCTCCGAGTAGGGCCACAACAGGAAAGTCGTCAACCTTACCTCGCTCTGCATCCTCCCTCTGGAGGCCTTGCAGGTGACCGGTCAGGATCTTATCCTGCCCCACATCTAAACGTGCTATCTTTAATGTGTTCAATATCTGTCTCACATACAGCGGGAAGGCCCGTGTATCGTGCCTGTCGAGTGTATCCCGGATATAAAGACCGGATGTAACGCCGTGCATCCGTTCGAGCACCTCTGATGCTTTCATGATCAGTACCTGATACTTATCCTGGTCACCATACCAGTTTGGAAGTATCCTGGAATCTTCACCAAAACCGTATGCTTTGCGAGTATCTACCAGCTTCTCGATCAGGTCGAACACGTCGCCACTCTCAATCACTTCGAGGATACGGTACTTTACCGGGTCACTCTGGATGCCCATAATAATCAATGCCCCAGGCTTAACCTCCTGGGCTGTTGCCGTCGGGTACGCTATACCACCAACGATATGGCAGTAATACTGCCCAGAGGGCCTGTGTAGAAAGGTCGCAGGCTTTAAGGTGAGAGGCTGACCGGTAACCACCGCCCAGTCTTCCCGGGCACCCCTGGTTCCTGACATATGCTCTGGCTTCTCTACATTAATGAGTGCTGTCATATCAGCCCCTCAAAGAAGCCTGTGTAACCACCCTCGTGGCTATACCTAAGACTATCAATCCAATGATTTGAAGCGTCGACGATTATAGGGAGGATGTTACCTGTGTGAGGATCTTTCTTGTATTTATAATGAATGAACTCATCTATCGTTTCTTTACATCGTGGGTCTATAACGACATTATATCCACGGATAAAAGCGATGCCGTCCTCGATACTTCCTTTACCCTTCTTAGACCCGTAAATGTTAAATCCCTGGTCCCGCACATAATCGATAGTATCGGGTCTTGCTGAGTCTCCTATCAGAGGCCACGATCGTATTCCCGGAACCTCGTCAAGCTTTGATGCGAGGTCTGTGGTCTTCACACCACGTCCACCAGCCTCGTAATCAATATACAGTGTTCTACCTTGTATCCAAGAGCGGATAACCGCCATAGGATCAGTAGAAAAACCCCAGTCGACACCAAACTTTAGAATGGTGTTGTTGGGGGGCTCCGGGACAGCGCCTATACTCCAGCATCCATGCATGACCTGCTCGTCACTCTGCTGGACCGTCTTCCCTTCCCAAACGTGCAGATATTTATCAAGGTCCGTAGCCTTACAATACCCCATTTCCTCCTGAAGTACCGCAGGGAACCACGGATTATCCCAAAACTGCACATCAACCACCAAAGCTCTTGGGGGAGGATGCTCAGAATTAAATAGTGTGTGGACTGGATCATCATCAAAACGGGGGTTATAGCTGAACCACAGCTCAGAGCTATCCTCTCGGATCGTCGGGATTAGTATGTCAAGGCTGGCCTGGGAAACCGTATGAGCCTCCTCCACCCAGCATTTTGTGATGCCCTCGATAGATTTTATACCATCAGGGTCAGATCTTAACCCAGCAAAGAGGAAATTACTACCTGTTTTCTTATGTTTGATCTCGGTCAGTGTGGATTCAAACTCTGATGCCAAACCATTGCGAGCGATCTCGTCATCCAAAATTCGTTTTACCGAGTCTTTAATTGAACGCTGAATCTCACGGCAGCAAAGAATACGCTCCTTGCCCTCCCGAGCATACCCTATAAGCGCACTCGCAAATGTCCGAGACTTAGCACCTCCTCGCCCTCCCCGGAAAACTTTATACCGGTAAGGGGCGAAAAGAGGTTTAAAAATATATGGGATCTTAGCTCTCAAGCTTCACAGGCTCAATAAACTCAAAACAAGTCTTCTCTACTTTAATTGGCCCTCCCAGAGGACCAGCGTGTGTGTTATCCTGCCTATCACTGTACCCGTGCTTTGTTAAAACCAATTTTGTGATGTTAGAATTAAAGTCTCCTGTTATCCCGCCGTTAACCAGTGCCTGGTGCTGTTTTCGCTTCAATTTCTCTAACAGTCCAAAAAACTCTCGCTTGTTTTTATGCTTCCCCCAGTTTGATATGGTCTCATCTGAGACATCAAGAATGAGTGTAAGCCCTTGGGCAGTAGGGATAGCATCCCCATATTTCTGGTAATTAGCAATATAGTCCGCTGTCTTATCTAATATCCCCTGGTTATATTTTGTTGGGCGCCCGCCAGGGTGTTTTGGCTTTGTTTTTTTGTTTTTTAGATCTACCAAAACGTAACCTCCTCAAATTATTAATATTTACATATATTTTATATATACCAAGCGGAAAGTCAAGCAAAAAATAGAAAAACCTCCGACCTCAAAGGCGCCAAAACGACACCGCAAGAGCCAAAATCTCCGTGGAACAATGGCAAAAATCTGGTGAAACAGCAAAAAAAGCTCTATCTCTCACTGAATACGATTCATTTAATGTACTACGTTCATAAAGATACCTATCTCACCGAAAAAGCTGTATCTCAAGTGAATACCATTCATAAAATGAATGTAACAGGTAAAAAGTGCTTTTTTGTCTGGGGTACGGGCTTAAAAAAGGTTTTGTCTGGGGTCTGTCTGGGCTACAAAAACCCCAAGACCGTTGGTACCAAAGGGTTTGACCGGGTGTCTGGGCTTTTTCACCTTTTTCAAACTTACTATAGGGAGGACACAATACACCAATCTCTATCTCTATCTCTATCTCTATCTCTATCTCTATCTATTATAACCATTATTGTGTCCTTCTCTAAGGTAATATTAAAAATAACCCAGACAACCCAGACAGCTCAGACAAAGCCTTTATTGGTAGGTGTCTTCATTTTTGGTATCCCAGACAGAGCCCAGACAAAAAAAGCGGAGCCCAGACAGGCTCCGCTGTGAAACAATTCGCTCTCACCAGGTTATTAGGTTGTCACTATCCATATATTTCTCAAAACTTTTTCGACACTCTGCCAGCGCAGGCACTATATAGCCGACCTCATTATTGGTAACACGCTTTTTATATTTGGCATCGGGGCACAGCCCTTTCACCCCAAAAATCTTCTTGCAGAAGGCGTTTCTTGCCGCTATTGGCGAACGTCTTTTTTCCTGGCACCACTTGATATAGTCAGAGTACAGTTGGCTCGTGGTCACCCCGATAGACTCCTTCTCCCACGTTTTATATACTCCGTCCTGGCCGAGCTGAAGCTCTTCGAACCAAAACTCCTCGGTATTGTCGAGGCTGTACAGTTTCTGGCCTGTCAGAGCAGCGGACGCTGGTGCCTTACGCACGGCGACGCAGTCATACTTGTAATCCAGGAGGTATCGCAGCAGATTAGGCGCAAACAGTGGATTTGCGATCTCTTTGGCCAGCACTGCAAAATAGACATGGTCCTTGGCCTTGGCGTCGCTCACATCGATGCAGCAGAACCTGCGCTCGTCAGCTCCTGATGGCACAGTCCACTCCTCGTTGCTGGCCATGATAAACTTGCAGAAGTTATCAACAACTATGATATCAACATTCTTACCCTCTACTGCGGTTTTCCTCTCGGTTATAAGGCCTTTGAGAACGCTCTTGCTTGTCTCGCTGTCCCCAGACCAAAAGGCCTCGTCTAAAAACACAAGGATCTTATTTCCTAAGTGGCTGTTGAACCTACCAGTGACCTGATTCGGGTTAGTAAGAGGTAGGTAGTGAACGCCCCAGAGGCTCCCTAATGGCTGTACACAGAAACCCTTGCCAAACCCTCTACCACCCCTTAAAGCCACTGCTACACCCTTCTTCTCTTCGGGGTGCTGAAATATGTCAGCCATCCAGGCCCACATATAACTGACTGTTTCAGGTACGTTTGAGCATATGATATTGTTTACATGA